TGTAGATTCACCAGTAGATCCTGGAATACTTTGAGGATTAACTGCTTGTCCACCATGCTCACCCAACCAAACTGTATACCTAACACTTCTTTCTGCAAGTAAAACAAAAGCATAAGATTGTCCGGGTGGTAGGAATATTGGTTCTGGGAATGTAAATTTAGTTCCTACACTAGCATTAGTATCATCTGTTTGAATATTTTGAACTCTTTGTCCATTACTATCAGTTGTAAATGGATACAACGTTCTACTTCTACCTAGAATAGTCATAGAAGGACGTGCATCACCCGTTACTGATCTTATCTCACATCTTATAGGTGCGTTAGTTTCATCCTCTATAGAAGCAAAGAACACCTCTACAGTAGTTAGGAATAAACCGTTCAAATCTTCGTTTGCCCCAACAGCAGAAGGTGCATTTGCATTTCCACCAACAACAAATGTTTGTGCAACTGGATCAGTATATTCAGCTGTACTAGTATGTGTATGATTTTCTGTTATTGATCCCGTAACATTAACTGATGCTGAAAAACTAGAATTCACCTGAGTTGTATCTACTCTAATAGTTTTATCATTTTGCCACACCTCATATGTTCCTTGTGCGGTATATTCTCCCTCCGCAATAACAATATCAGGATCTTGTCCTGCTGGAACTTTTATATTTGTAGAACTTGTTGTTATTCTAACACTTTTTCTTCCAGTTGTAATTTTGATTGGTGGTTGTGGATTCTCATTTGGATCTCTTAAGAAAAATGTTCCAATTACATCACCATATTCATCAGCAACCATTTTAGTATTTTCCCAATCCTTAACATATGCTACCGCACCACTTTGTTCACCAATTAATTTTGCATTATGAACTAAATATCCAAAATACTGACCTTGAGCCTCTTCTGCTAAAGAACGAGTATCAATATTTAAAACTGTTGATGATATTGTATATTGGGTACTAAGATCTGAGTTTGAATATGGATCTTTAGCATAAACTTCTTCTGGTTGCCCAGTAACAGGACCAGATTTATGATTAGGTCTACAAAGTTTAAAGGTCATTATCTCTTCACCAGTTGTTGGATCTTCTGCTACAACATTTTCATTAACTATGAAATTAATATCAGAACCATATTCAGTTCCACCAGCAGTTTTACTTATTGCAACTAATTTTGGAATTACATCTTCTATTTTTTGACCATCAACAAACATATATGTTTTAACACCTCCAGGAAATCCTGATGCTTTAAATTCAGTATTTCTAGAACGCATATGATCTTCTGATTTAGATGATATCAATTTATTCTGAATTGTTACATCAGTATTACTAATTGTAACAGAATCTGATCCTGTTAATACAGTACCACCTGTTAAATTACTAGTATTAGATGTATTTGTAGATCCAATATGAACATCATGACCTGGATCTACATGATGTGAACTACTTTGAGTATTAGATGTGTGATTTCCAAGATCTATTATTCCAGAAGCTGACATATTAAGATCTACACTAGAATCTGTACCACTTTGATTGATTATATTATCATCTAATTGATGAGTTCTTGTCCAAACATCAATATTTGGTTGTAAATCAACATTACCCAATATTGCAGGTAGTTCGTATGGGTTTACATTTATTATTCCAAGTGAACCATCTTTTAATAAAGTTGCATAATATTGCCCAAACCAAACTTCTTCATCATATTTCAAAGTTACTGCATCACCAGTTTTTTGAACATTTCCATCAAATAAATCAAAATTACTATTAAAATCAAGAGTTGATGATGTTGTAGATAGTTTTGGTGTAACTTGAGATGCAAGAGTATTTCTGGTACGTACTGGAATTAACTCCTGAGCTCGTCTATTAATTTGAATTTGAGATTGTCCACTAATTGAGCTATAGTTTGTAAATGGGTCAACAAAAAATCCCGTTTTAAATCTATTTCTACCTTCAGAATCTTGAATTTGAAGTGATTGTATATCATTTTCCAATAAAGATAAAGTAGTTACTTCCTCTAAATTCGAAACTCTATCTTCAATATTACCAATATCTCTCATAGTAAATCTTCTATTATCTCTTAATGATATTGTTGCAGATTCTGGATTGTAAAGATAAGGAGGAAGATTGACAGTTCCTAATTCCATCACATCTTCAGTTCTTACTGGAGGTTTTGGATCTGGACTTGATATTCCTTTTTCGTATACAAATTCACCAAGTTTATTTAAATAAACTTTATCAATTCTTGGTAAGTAGTATTCATACCCCAAGCTAGAAGTTTCATCAGGAAGAATATATTGTTTTATAGAACTACTAAAATCTCTAGATTCAACATTGAAAGGTGATACTGTACCAGCCATATTATATACAGGTACTCTAGGTCTAAAATCAATAGTATCTGTTGCTCTTATTCCAGATATTCCAATATTTGGAATATCATAATTAAATCTATCTTTATCATAACTTAGTGCTGTAAATACATCACCCTCATCATCATTTGGTACTGAATAATAATCAAAGACAACTAACAATCTTCCAGATGGTTCAGATACTCCTGAATTTCTAACAATAGATGAATAATCATAATATTCATCCTTCTGCCCCTTATCCAATTTGAAAGAATTTGTAAGATCTTTATACGATCCATTAGTTATTGCTTCAATATTAGTATCGATATTTGATTCGTCAAAATTAACGGTTTCCCCCTCATTAAAACGTGCTCCAGTTAAATAAACAATCCCTAATGTATTTGACTCTGTTGATGATTTTTCAACAACTCTAGCAATTGCTTTACTTGCATATCCAACAATATTTTCACCAAGAACGGCATTTGTTTGAACAGCAGCAGTACTACTAAATCTAAATTGATCTAATGTTGGTTTTTCCGTATCAATTGATTCATAAACTGCTATGAATTTTGCAACATCTGGATAATTTAGTGATATTCTTTCATCCTGCACTCTCAATCCATATCTTTGATTTTGATCATATGTAAGTCCATCTGCTAATTGCTTTGCTCCATTACCTATAGCAGTATTACCAGATGTTGCATATTTTGAATATGTAACATCTAACATTTTACTTTTATTATAATCTTTTATTTTACTTTGAATATTATTCTTTTTAACAGAAGCATTCAAAACAGCATTTCCTGTATTATCAGTTCCCAAATTACTTAAAACAATTTGGCTACCAGCACTATTATAAGCAAATGTATCTTCAGTAATTGGTTTTATTGAACCATTACCCAAATGTATTGAATATCTTTCCTCATCAAAAGACTCAAAGTTTGAATTTGATGAAGTAATGTCTGGATATGTTGCTGTTAAATCAGAAATAGGAACTGTTAAAGATCCACTAATATTACCGGGTCTATATTGTTTTGTAATCTTTAAATTTGAATTTGAAAGATCGACAGTAGAAACATTCAAATTACCTAATGGTGCATGTAATCTACCACTTCCCCTTACTATTGGTGAACCAACATTCATTTTGATTGTACCTTGTGTTGTTGATGCACTAGATGGTAAACCACCATCAAAAATACCAGGTATACTTGGACTGATTGCTTCTACGACTATGCTTGTATTACCAACACCTATAGATTTAACTTTATTATAAGTGGGATCCCCACCTCCATTAGTTCCTTTTTGATATATTATTGTAGCTCCTACTCTAAGTCCACTAAATTGCTTTGCACCAGCAGTTATGGTAGAAATACCTGGAGAACCTGAAGCACCAGAAATCATACAATCAGATATTCCATTTGGAAGTGCAAATACATCTAATTGTGAATTTGCAGTAAAGGTCTGTCCAGTATAATTATCAGCAGTTATTTGTGTTACAGATTTAATTGATTGTGTACTATTTGCAGTAGATATGCCAATAGTTCTAGGGAAATCCACACCATTTATTTGTATTTGCTCCCCTTTAACAAAAGTTCCAGTAGTTTGATTTAAATCAATTCTTTTTCCAGAACCAGCAGCCGTAGCATATCCACTGGCACCACTATTCTTTCCTTTAACAAAAGAAGAGTTTGGTAATTGGGTTGCATCGACAGATTCATTAAGTGTGATTTGTGTATTTGTTTGTATATCAAATAATCTTAAATCCCAAACAGTTGAATCATCCTTATATTCTTGATTCCTTAAACTTATACCATATGCTCTTGCAACACCTATATTATCACCTTGTTGTCCAAACCCAGAAAATAATTGAACTCGACCTCCTTGCTTTATAACACCAGATACACTATTGACCCTAAGAACACTTCCTATGTTAAAATTAACACTTCCAGTGCTATTAATTCCAACATCTCTAGGTTTTTCAACATCAATTATAGTAGTTCCAGTTTTTTCTACATCATATCCAAAAACATATGCCTTTCCATCAGAAATTTTTAAACACATTAAATCATCTGATGGTGTATTTAATTGATCTGTTTTCTCATCTTTATAGAATAATCCACCATTACCTAAATTATCATTTAAAGAATTTAATACAGATAATTTAAAAGGATTTACACTATAATTCCCAGATTCATCATATGTTCTTTCTGCTATCCAATCTTTAACTATATTATAATCTGATTTGGAATTAATTAATTTAATTTTTCCTTTTTTAACTCTCAACAATTCAACAAAATCAGTATCATCTTGATCTTCTAATAACTTTTTGATAAGAGTTAAATTAATTTTTAATCTATCTGCACCTGGTGCAGCAAAATTATTAAATCCCTTAGCATTATCATATAATGAATCATCATCTTTTGCATTAATAAGCAATTCATCAATTTTTAGTCCAATCCTATAAGATGGTGCATTACCATAGTAATCTAAAATAATAGTTTGAGAACTAACATTTACAAAATAACCTCTTATGAAATAAACACCCTTTTGGATATATGCTGCTGATCCAATAGCAGTTGCATCAGAAGATATTAATGAAGCAAATGGTGTTTCTGCATTTATTGTTGTATTGCCATAAGTAACATTATCAGAACAAATTAATTGTTCACCATCAATAAATGAACCTATTTCATTATTATTATCTGCACTAGTATATGTAACATAAATTGTTATATCATCAATAGGATCGGTATTTGGTAAAGCAACATGCTTAATAGTAGCATTTATTCCAGAACTTCTACCTATAATTTTTTTACCAATAAAATCTTTAATATAAAGAGAAATATCTACTCCATAATTCTCAAAATTTAATTTAACAGCTGAAAAATTTCCAACATATGCAATATTACCAGGAATAACAACAGAACCTTCCTTAAATATATGATCACCAAATGACTGTATCTGATTTTGCAGTATGGATTGAGAACTAGTTAATTCTCGTGCTTGTACTGGAAATCCTGGTTTATATAAAACCTTATAAAAATTTTTATCAGATTCGAAATCATCATAATATGGACTTATATTTAAATTTGTTTTTTGTGCCATTGTTTTTTAGAATTCCAGAATAATTTTAACGTCTTCTTTTTGTCTTGAATCACGTTCAACCTCTTTGCGGTTGTCGATATAAATTATATCACCCGTCTTTTTATTTATCTCAGGATCTGCAAGACCATTTGTAAAATCAACACCCAAATTTACTAACTTGTTTCCAACTGATGTTGTAATACCTTGAAAATTATTATCAATATTAACACTAAATGGGTGAGAAGGATATGTTGACTTAACCTCATCACCATCTGATGTAAATGATACTACATTTGCTATGTCACCAACGTTCCTAACATCCTGTTGGTCTTCATGATTTGGAAAATATAAAGACCTATCTTGCCAATATTTCAATACTTTAGTATCTTTATCATATGATGCAACATATCCTTTAGCAATTTTATTATCAGCACGTGTTTGTGTAATAGCTACACCTACAACATTTGATCCTGTAAGAAGATCATCCTCAACAGAAGCTTCTGTAAGCATCATAGCACTTAAGGAGGAATATTCACTTCCAGTATATATTTGATCAGAACCATATTTTTGTGGATTTTTTATAATACCAACCTGTCCAAAATGAGTATCAACTGGAAAATCTTTGGTTGAATTATCAAATCTACCATAAACTAAAACCTTATCTGCACCTAATTCACTATAAAGATTATATCCATGACCCTTTGATGGTGGAATAATGGGTATTAATGTTGCCCAAGTTGCAGAAATTTCTGCACCAGAATTAAATCCACTTAAATCCAAAATACCGTAAGTATATCCAGAACCTCCAGATATAATATCAACACTAGAAATAAAATTAGTATCAACAACTACTCTTGCTTTAGCACCTGTCCCATCACCTAATATATTTACTGTATGTGATCCTTGAGTATAACCACTTCCAGCATCTTTTATATAAACCTTTTTAATTTGATTATTATAAATGCTAGAATCACCAGCTTCTCTAACAGTTTGTATTTGTGGATCAGTTGATGTAGACCAATTATTTGGTAATACAATATAATCAGTAGAATCAAATTTTATAATATCACTAGGATTAACAGTAAACAAATATTTCCATATATAACCATCACTACCATCTCCAGCTGGAGATGGTTCTAAATCGGTAAATGTTGGTTCATTTAATGATTTTTTACCTTTTGGTAAAGTACCAGATGAACCATTATCAATACAAATATAAACTCTAAAATCGGAGTTCATTATATAATAATTTGTATTATATAAATTACTTTGACCATTAGGTGTTGGATTTTTTACTATATCATAATCATGCCTATACATATCATAACTGGTATTAGCTGTCCATGTATATTTTTTAATTACTCTTCTAGCATTGGATGAATTTATCTTTTTAGCAAAAAGGGATGTTTTTGCATAGAGTGATTGATATTGAAAATTATCAGTTGGTGCTGGAATACTTGCTAAATTTCCAGTATTCCATGTAGATCTTCTTCCAATTCCTATTCCACCTTCATCAAGCCCACCTCCCGTTTCAGGATTTGCTAATCCTAAAAATATATAATAAGAATTACTAGTATCTGCTATAGAATCTATAAAATTACTAGCATTTGATATTCTAAATTGATCTGTTACTACCGCTGGCATCTTAATAGTTTTTTAGATATTTATACAACATATTTAAATAATCATTATTGTGGTGTTATTAAACCTCCAGTTTGTTTCCAAGTATCATCTCCTGGACCACCTCTTCTTTGTAATGTTGGGAATGTTGTTAACCCTACATCAACTGTTAATCCATTGACATCAATGGAAATTGGTGAACTACTTCTATCAAATCCTGATATTTCTCCAACAGAATAATATCCAACAGGATGTTTATTAGTTTCTCCAGTTGATGCAATTCCTACAGTATCAGTATCTGATTTTATGATACATGTAATAATACCAAGGACATTTGGTTGACTTCCTTCAAAAGTTATTTCTGCTACCTGGTATATGTTATCTACAAAAGTAGTTCCAATTCCAACTGTATTGGTATTAGTATTATCCATTGAAGTTAATCCTGTTCCAACTGCTGTATCATAAACATAAATTGGTTTTCCAATATAATTATTATCTATTGGTTCAAACTCACTAGCATTAAATGACATAGCAAAGAATTTAATTCCCAATGGGGAACCAGAGATAGAACTAATGGTAGTAGTTCCTATTCCTGTAATAATTCCCGAAGTTGATTTAACATTAATACCAGATCCTGTAGGACATGATAATATTTCTTCTGTATAATTTGGTGGTTCAATTAAAACTATAGGTGGTTTAGTATATCCAAGTCCTACTTCAGTTACTGTAATGGTGTCTACAGTACCATTAGATATGGTTGCAGTTGCAGTTGCAGTAGTTCCAATACCAACACCAATTTCTGGTGGTGCTGAAATAGAAACAGATGGAACTGAAGTATATCCAGAACCTCCAGTAACTGAAATTGATGTTACTGTAGTTTCTGTAGTATTAATAGTAGCAGTTGCAGTTGGTATTGATTGATTTCCTTCATTAGAAACAATTATTGCACTGAATTGTGGTTGTGGTGCTGAAGGAGTTGCCTCATAATCAAATAAGTGTGCATTATCAACAAAAAATGTAGTATCAGATGTCGTAACATCATTAATTACTTTTGCAGTTGGAAGAATTAGTGGTTCTAAACTAATTCTCTTTTTAGATATAAATTCTCTATCAATAATTCTATCTTGTTTTTGTTTTATAAGACTTATTGGTCTATATGTATCATCATTAATACCAACGCTACTATACAAGTTTGTTTCTAAACTAGTTGATGTATTTAAAGATTTGACTATTCGATCATCTTGTTCAGGAATAGTTCCAATACCTGAAATCTCAACCGTATCACCAAGTTCAATATAAACAGTTGTTCCTGTAGATACAACAGAATCTGCACTATCTGTTCCTTTATAGAAGAATATTGCAACATTATCTTCTGTATCTAAAGGCATTGTAAAGTTTATGGATGCTCCACCAATAAAGTCATAGGAATTTTTTGGTTGTTGAATAACACCATTTATAACAACAAACATCACATTTGCAAGATCACTATCAAAATCGGGATCAGCATCAATACTAATCCGAGATCCATTATAGAATAATGGGAATCTGGTTCTTACACCATCTTGATAATTTTTAATTGAATCTATAAAATCAAATTCACCAAACTGCCACATTGTGAAATCATCAGTGTAAATAGTGTCAACTTCTATAGATGCTTGTTCAAGTGGTTCATATAATCTTCTATCCGTAACCAATCCAATTGGTGTGAAAACATCACCACGTTTAAAGGAATATCCACTTCTAACAACATCAAAATTGGAAATTTCATAAAAACCAGATCCTATACCAGATGTTTGGGCAGCACCTACTTCAACATCTACTAAAAGTCCAACACCAGTATCTGTTGTTGCTCCCTCACCAAGTCTTGAAACTCCTGTTACACCCAAACCAGAATAAGAAGGTTCTGTAACAAATATCTTAGGATTAGTATAACTTTTTCCACCACCAACTACTGTAAAGTCTAATGCACCACCACAATTTACATTAGATTTCCCAACATTAACTGTAATTTTTCCAGTAGTAGTATTTACGTTAGTAATATCAATAAATGTTCCATTAACTGGATCAGTTGTTCTAGGATACTTATGTACACTATTATAATCATCTTGATTACATCTAAATGCTATAGCACCCGTCACAATACCAACTTTATCAGGAGGAGTAGTGGTGATTGAAGGCATATTTGTAGTTCCAATATCTAAAATCAAGTCACCCGTACTAGGATCATAAGATGCACCATTATTTGCTGCTATTGATTTTAGACCATCTCCACCAGTCCAATCATTAATGTAAATACAATTATTTAAAGTACTATTTACACTATCAAATACGTGAGTATTGACTGTTTTTGGAGTAGCTGTAATATTAGCATCTTCACCAACTGCACTTCCAACAAATACACTAAAGATATTATTATCTAACTTAGTAACTGTAGTTAAAATACCAGTTACTGGATCTTCTTTTGTATTGGATGCTCCAACATTAACTGTAACATCTAATCCACCATTACCTACAGCAGTAACTGTAAGATTAGTTTCATATGCAGGATCACCTGGACGTGGATAAGTGTGTGATGTAGTATGACCATCCTTAGAACAAGTAAAGGATAGTGAGTTAGCAGTAATAGGAAGTACAGTATCATTAATACTATAACCACCAACAGAATCAAGTGTCACTGTTAAATCACCTGTTGAAGCATTATAAACTGCATCATGTACATCCATTGCCCCATCAAATGCATTAGTTACTGTGCCTCCATTATAAATGTGTGTATATGGTCCACGAGGATACTTATGTTCTGATGCATGATTATCTCTAGAACATGTAAATCCTATTGATCCTGTTGCAATACCAACTAAATCACCTGTAATCAAACCATGAGAAGTTGCCGTAAACGTAACAATTCCAGAAAGTGAATCATAAACAGCATTTGTTGGATTAATTCCAGTACCATTCCATGTTGTTTTTGTAATAGCATTATTTGCAGCACTTACAAATATATGTTCATATGAAGTATCTTTAACTGTTACTGAAATATCAACTAGATCATTATAACCAGAACCTAATGTAAGATCACCATACCATGGGAAAACAGTTCCAGAACTATCTCCAGCACCAACATAGGTATGTGAAATAGTACTTGTTCCTACGTTGACAGAAAACTTATTAGTATCTTCTACACCAATAACAGAGAATGTATCTCCATATACTCCACTTGGGAAGTAAGTTGTTGTTATACCTTCATGACCAGATGGACATTGGAATCCTAAACGAGATAATTTAACCTCATCAACATTTCCACCATCAATTAGTTGATGATCTACAATAGTAGTAACCGTTAATATTCCACTAATATTATCATACACTGCTGTATGTACGCCCAGTGCTGCCCCAGTAGTTGCAACACCAACTATACTTGTAATCGATCCACTAGCATCTAGGATAGGTCTTACATTTGCTCCAACGAGAGGTGCATATCCAGAACCAGTAGTTGAACCGAAAGAAACTGGAATTCCACCTCTTGGTAATTCATTTCTATTAATATCAACCTGAGATTGGATTAACGTCCCATCTGTAGATGTTATGCCAGAGAATATAACACTTGTAACACCTGTAGCACCACTACCAGTTTCTATAATCCTAAAGTTATTTGCTGGATTATTATCGGTTGTTGGTGTTTGGAATATTCCATTTATGAATAAGACACCATTTCCACCACTAGTTCCAATACCTATAGTATTAGCACCACCTACAGTCAATGTAAATGAGGTTGTTAATCCATTGAATTGATCACTAATATCATCATATATCTCATTTGTTGCATAATCATCTCTTAAAAATGCTCTTCCATTAAATTCTGAAGTTGGGAATTTCAATCCATTTCGTAATAGACTTAATGTGGGATTTCCTCTAGGTGGATCACTAAACCATAAAGTACTATCAACAATATTAAAACTACCCTTAAATCTATTAACTGTAGTTTCATTTGTATGGGTGGATGGAATAGTACCAACAGAACCTCTTTGAACTCCCACACATGGGAATGTTCCAATTCCAGGTGTAATTGGTCCAGCACCAGTTGTTCCAACACCAACATTGATAACCTTCATATATTCATCATCAATTTTTATTATATCACCGACAAGTATAGTTGAGATACCACTTAAGGCAAAAGTGCTATTAGCAAGACCTATTTGACCACCATCATTATATCTTAAAGTATGAGATATGCTAGTTGGTGTTATTGGATATTGAACAATATCGTCAATACTTATTATTGATTTTTCATTTGGATTGAGCATAGAGAATGTATGAGCATTTCCTTCTCCAATTCCAGTAAAAGTAACAGCAGTTCCAGATCTTGTAGTAGAAATTTGGAATGTATCATCATTATTCTTTATAGCATAGACTATAGATGGTAATGTATCTTCTACATTCTCTGGAGACATATACTGCATTGGAGTGGATCCAATACCAATTATTGTTGATTTTGGTTCATAAGATAATGCTTGATTAGTTCTAAAGAAATGATTATCAACCTTAAATGTACCAGTATCAAGAACTACTGATGATGAATTACCAGGATTAACCTTTTTAGCAAATACTGGTATCGAATTTTTAGTTAACTCAAAATCTTTCTTACTAATTCTAAATCCATTAATAGCATTGTACATTTTAAAATCTAAATTTTCAATATATCCAGAACCATAAGATAAACTATCGGAAATATTAAATCTATCAATAGATTTGTAGAAACATTCATTATATATTGACACTGTGGTTACACCAACCAAATCATCAGGATAGAAACTAACTACAAAATTATTACCATCATATTCACCACCAAAAGTACCTAATCCCAAATTATTTGAATTATCAGCTAAAAATTGTGCTGGTTGAACATAAACATCTATATCATCATGTAAACTCAATACTTCATGTACTGCTTTAGATGATCCTATACTAACTTCTACTATAGATTTGACAGAATTAAATAAAGATGAACTTAATTCTACTATAGTTGTTTTTCCTACACCACTAGTAGATATTCCTTGATAAATTACAGATCTCTCATATCCATCTGGTTCTGATGGATCCTTAAATCTATATGTCCCAACACCAGTATGTCCTTCAGAAGTTATAAATCCTGTTGTACCAAAACCAACAACTTTTGTTCTAACAACTACATCAGATGATGTATCATTCTCATAACTTAATTTTAATATTTCAGAATCTAAACTTGAAGTTAAGATACCAATTTTATTTGATGAAAGTATAGATGGTTCGGAATCAATATATGATTCTGAAATAAAACTATCTTGATGATTATGGGTAACATAAGCTTCAACAAAATTCAATTTTCCCGTTGATTTATCAACAATTTGTGCATTAACAAAGAATGAATTTATACTACCAATATCATTAATATTAACGGATAAGATATCATTTGTAGATCCACTAGTAACTTCTTGAACAAATACACTATTATCAATCGGACCAACTTTAACAGTTGCTGCAGTTGAAACTACATTTGTAAATTCACCGTGAAGAATTTTTAAATCATAGTCAACATTAAACTTTTCTTTTGGATAAAATATAAGACTATTTACTGCAGTAATATTATCTTTAACAAGTTTAAAAACTCCTAAATTGTCTTCTTCAAGAGAGACAAACCCATCACTATCAGAATTAAATACTTGATATTTTTCCAATAGTACATTCTGATCATTATCAGAATAAGGATAAGAATTCATTACAACTAATTCTGATAATTGAATTTGTGTTGCTATTCCAGTATTAATATTACTTTCAATCCTAACTATAATATTTTGATATCTACCATCTGCAGGTATATCCATAAGTTTTACATAATATGTTTCAGTATCTTCCAAATTTGAAAACTGTTCATTAATATTATCAAATGTAAATACATCGTTTGTTAAACACGCAATATAATCAGATAATCTTATATTTTTAAATTCTATCAATCTAGCAACATCACCTGTAACCTCAGTATCTCTAACTAGATCAACACCTTGAATTTCATCAACTCTCTTCTCCTCAATAATATCTCTAATTATTGTAGTTCCAATAGAAAAACCAATACCAACATTAGCAGTTGAAGTAATTCCAGTATCTGCAAAGTTTTTCAATCCACTTGTATGAAGGACATTATTTACTGGAGTTTGTAATTGATCCCAAGTAATTGAACTCTTAACAGAATATGATAAATTTTGATAATAATCATTATCAGGTATTACTTGACTATCATCATTTAATTTTCCAATCGAATCTTTCCAACCAATATCCTGTATAGATGAAAAATCAATATTATATTTACCATAATTTTCTGTAATTTTTGATATAATTGCTTTATTACCTGATGTTTTCCCAACAATAACATCATCAACAGATAAATCATCAACACCAATTCCAGAAACCTTAATAGATGCATCTTCACTTGATGTTATTTTAATTTCTGAACTTATCGAATTTACCGTAATAAATTCACCAATAGCAAACCCCTCTCTAATTTGAGTAGCAGTTAATATTGGATAATCTGATTCTGGAACAACTGCAGTAAATCCTGTTGGAGTTGTAACTGCTACACCAACCTTTTCTGTTAACCCTAAAGCATTAACCGTAAATCTAAATGGATTTGGATTAGGATTTGGACCAGATCCACCTATAATAGATGCTATTGTTAAAAATTCATATCCAAAATTCTCTGAATTGAAACCATCACCATCTACACTAGATTTTTCAATACCTTCAATGAATACTTTATCACCAACTTTAAATGGTGGTTCTGTAAATCCAAGTGTTGGTGTAACCAATGTTAAACTATATTCAGTATCACTAGCTGGATATGAAGAATTTACCTCATAAATTGTAATTCCATTAGTATTATTTTTTGTTTTTAATGCTACTGTAGTATCTGGAAGTCCATAAGGTTTTTCAATAATATTTACATCTAAAATAGCATTATCTATCATTTCTGCTTCTAAAAATCCACTATTAACTATCTTTTTAGATACAGTATCAACAACAATAACATCTGGTGCAGATAGATAATTTGATCCACCAGAAGTCACAGTAATTATTCCAATTGTATTTGAATTTTTTAATTCAATTAATGGTGAAATATATGCAGTTGGATTTAATGTTTTGTCTGATGAATATTCAAATCCTTGATTAATTATTCTAATTTTAGATACATTACCAATATCTCTAGACCTTGGTATAATTATAGCATCTTGACCAATTGATGTAGATACAACACCAACAAAAGTTGGAATTTTTTTATATCCAGACCCAGAAGAAATTATATCTATTTTATCAATAGGACCACTAGCTGATTTTGAATCGGTTGTATATTTTATTAAATCACATTGTGTGAAATTATAAGAATCTCTTTCTGGAATTTTATTTAAATATATTGCAAAATCTGTATCACCAACCCCAGTAATTTTATAATCACCTTTATATAAACTATCAACATATAGTATTTCTGAGTTATTAATAACATCCGTATCGGAAGTAGAAATAAATCCAGATTTTTCTAGATTATAATATAATCTAGATAAACTATTACCATAATCTATAGTAGTTACATTAGAATTTGTAGATACATTAAATAATGAACTATTTCCAGTTCCAACAAATTTATTTTTAAAATCTTGATCATAATATATGTTAAACTCATATCCAGATAATGAGGAATCTGTATGATCAAAAACTAAACTAGTATTTCTTGTTGCAATAATTTGTGGGTTAACTACACTAATTGTTTGTCCTGTAGAACCAGTACCTGTAATATCAATAACATTAGGAATTTTTTTATTTACATCATAATATGTTTGACATAATTTAATTTTTTTACGATCAATCTTATAAACATAATAATAATGCCCATCTGATAATCCTGTAGCATCACCAGAATATAAAATTTTATCTCCTGTTTTCAAATTAGTTCCTTTATCACCCAATGTAATGGTATTATTATCAACATCAACATTACCACTACTGAATGTAATTGGATTAATTAATAAACTACCAGTAAGAATATCTCTCTTTAGTTCAACATTTGTATCAGATCCAATTCCAGAAGAAATCCTTGGTCTAACTTCTAAAGAAATATTATCATTATTGGTTAAATTATGATATGTAGAAATTGAAACTATGGATTTAATTCTTGCTGACTTACATAAAACCTGTTTATTATCAGCACTTTCTAGTAAATAATTATCATCATTGATACTGTGTATATTACGGAAATATACCTCTGAATATGGAGTTCCATTAGCATCAGTACCAATACCAGTTTTAATTCCTATAGTATTACCACCTTTATTGACAATATACAAATTAGATATTGGCAAATCAAATACTGTGCCTGTTTTGGTCGTTGAAATTGATATATTTCCATTATTATTAGCATTACCATAACCACTAGGAACAGTTAAATTAACTTTCTGATTGGTATGGAATGGATGATTTTCAATATATAATTGTTTTACGGGTATATTTCTTACAATATCATTACCTGCAAAATTAAATGCTACGGAATGAATAGTTCCATCATTTATACCCACACCAACTGACTTAAATGGATTAAAATATATTCTATCTGTATCAATAGATTCAAAATATGGAACTTTTTTATTAATTTCAAACGAATTTGTTAAAAACTCTACCTTACTGTTTGCTGGATACTCTGTTGCCCATAAACTATCATCTCTTTTTATCCTAAGAACATTCAGATTTTCAAATATATTTAAAATCTTCATCTTCTCAGAACCTATCTGTATACTACTTCCAATAGAAACAGATTCTGGTATTCTCGCAACGTATATTTCAGTAGTAAATCCAGCTGATGGTGATGCAGCAGTAGTTGATATTGTATTTGAAATGAATGATGTTATTCCAATTTTATATGATCCATTAATATCAGATAAATCACTAGAAATTCCTGAAATTGTGATGTAATCATCACTATTAAAAGTATGATGTGGACTAACTTTTACCGTTAATTTAGTATCATTCCATTCCAATATCGAATTACTATAAGTTTCTATATCTGTATTGATAGATTGTAAATCGTTACCTTCTATGGTTCCAACTCTTGCAACCAATCCATTACCTTCAGTACCCGAATTATCAAAAATTAAATTTTCATTTACTTTATAATTAGAACCCCTACTTATTAAATCAAATTCTACTATACTTCCACTTGAAATTGATTCAATTTCTATTTCTTGAATATCAACCTCACTACTTTCAGCAATAAAGTCATTATCTGCATTAATATCCGAAACTTTATATGGAAGAGTATTTCTTAAAGCTCCCTTAGTGTTAAAATCAAATGATAACTGATCAAGATTTCCAATATTAATATTATCCTCTATTGGAAGAGATCTATACTTATTTCCTATAAAATATGGAAATACTGGATTAGGATTATCCAGTTCATCTATAGTTGCATGATATACATATGTACCATTAGGAAAATCTACAGTTTTTTCAAATCTACCATTATATTCATCCAAATCACCACTATTATCATAAGTATAATCATCAACAAAATAACCATTTACAAATCCTGAAGGTCTATCAATTACTTTAGTAGTATCTAAAGTATAACCAGATTCCATTCTCTTCACAATTGAAGTATTTGATGGACTTTCATTTGGATTTGCTAATCCATATCCACCATATATTGGATTTCCATCATATGCCCATCCAATTAATTTTGATACAGACCCTACACTAGTAGAATCACCAAATGTATCTGGATTATAGGCATATGCAGTATATTTTAAATTATTTTGTGTATCTATTAATTGATAATGTTTATTATCTCCCTCAAATCTTTTTTGATTATTAACTGTGAGTGATCTAATTTCTGGTTTAAATTTTACATTATTACCTGAAGATTTAACTAAAATTGAAGAAGATGATGAATACCCTATACCTGTATTTGAAATTTCAACACCTGTTATCTTTAAATTTGTAATAATAGGTATCAATTCAGCACCAGAACCACTTCCTGTAGGATCAATAACCTCCAAATCAGGTAATGAATAATAATCTTCTCCACCATAATCAACAGTAACATCAGTAATTTTTCCATTAAAAATAAATGGTTTTAATTCTGCATCTTTTCCAGTTTTTATTGTAACTATTGGATTCTCTATATTATTAAGAATAGTTGAACCATATCCAGACCCACTTTCATAAACTATCACATCATTTATAGAACCCTTAACTATAGGAGTTATTGGAATTTCCTCAATATTACTTTGTCCACCAGCACTATTAATAATTTGTAAATAACCTTTAATATCAGGATATTTAAATTGCTGATATCCCACTCCAGTAGAATTTAATATAACTATATTTTTAGAAATATAGTTTTGTGAATAAGTTCCACCAACACCAGCATTACATAGCCTAAAAGAATTATCATTGTCTTTAAGAACATAATATTGGTCATCAAATGATAATCCACCAATTTTATTGGAAATTCCATCAACAGCAGAATATTGAATTAATTCACCACTATTAAATCCATGGTTTTTAAATACAATGCTATTATTAGAAGTAGATATTCCAGATGGTTTAACTAATAAATTTCTATTTGTATAATTACCACCATCCAATACATTAATACTAGATAAAGTATTTTTTGTATTAACTACAAATTTCTGAATACCAGATCCACTACCATTAAGATGAATTGTATTAATTCCAACACTTCCAACACCATTCAATGATCTACCAAGAGAATCATCAAGACTACCATAAAGTCGGATTGTATTCTGGTTAATCCTTTCAACATAATAAGTTGAAAAATTAACTAATGTACTATTTCCAATACCAACACCAACTTCTGGATTTCCAATACTTTCATAAACTACAGATTGTCCTGTAGAGAGTCCATGATTTGATAAAAATGTAATCTGACATGATCCTGGATCACTCGGTGAACTATTAATACCAGCAGTTGGATCTGAATTAAATTCAATATCTCTATACCTTGTTTTAAATACTGGTTGTAAAGCATATCCACCACCATTACCACCAGTAATTCCTATAGAAACAACAGATTCTATATCAAAATTCTGCTGCTCACCCAATAAAATTTTATCTATTTTACCTGTTAAAACTGGTTGAATGAGTGTAGTTGTTCCACCATTACCTGGTGATGATAATGTTAAATTTGGTGGGTTTATAACATCATAATTTTCACCAGTATTTAATATAGAAATTGAACTTATTGGTCCATAATGAATTTTATCATTTGACTTATAATTATTAATTTCAACACCATTAACCAACATACCAATTCCACCAACATTAGTTTCTACTGATGTTCCATTTTTAATATTTGGTTTTAATGGAAATTTCTTTAATAATTTTTGAGGTCCAATTATTCCAGATTTTTGAGAATATAATGTAAATTTATGATCACCATCATTAGATAAAGGTGCAATTAAAGAAATATACTTATCACCTAAAATGCCAGAAGTAGAACCATATATTTTTATTTGATTATCATTAATTTTTTTGACATAATATATTCCTGTTGACAATCCAACCAAACTAGATTCTGATGGTTCATAATAAACTTTATCTCCCGTTTGAAAATCATGAATATCATTAAAAGCTATAGTGGAATATGAAGCATCACTAATATCAACTGAATCTTTTAATCCATCGGGAGTAATAGATAAATTTAAGGTTGAAGACCTAATATTAACTGTTATTTGTTCATTATATGGAAAAGTACCTTGTGAACTATATGATGGTAATGAATTTGATGCTACATATGCTACATCATCTTCTAAATATACATTTTGAATATCTGATGTTACATTATCATTACCAAATTGTATGGGTACATTAGAACTATTTGCAGTCTTTAATTTTCTTCTTAATGATACATTATCATCTTGACTTAAAAAAGTAATTTCAAAGGTTGCATTACTATCACCACCAGTAACTGTGATTGTATCTCCAACTGTATAACCTTTACCAGCAGTGTTGATTATTAACTCAGTTATAACACCTTCAGATGAAGTAAAGTCAACAGTTAAATTAGATCCAGTACCACCTGTAGTAGCAACATTAGTAAAATCTCCAGTTCCATAATTTGTTCCACCATTTATTAAATTTAGTGGTTCAATAGGTATACCTTGATTAAAAGAATATGTAAAATTAGATAATCCAATTTCAAATGCACCATTTTCAAGTTCTTGATTAACATATGGTAAATCACTAATAGGTGTTGGATATACAACTTCTTTACTTCCATCATCAACAATTTCTATATCATCACCATATTTTAAACTAGATCTATCTATAGGACTAAAAACTGTTGCAGATGTAGCTTGATTTGGATCATATTTTAGATTATATGAAGAACTACTATTATAAATCCATGAATTTGCAAATATTTCTTTAAAAGTAGGATTATTTTCTGGGTTATTAACTTTATCACCAACATTTTTTACACCAATAATCTGACCTTCATCAACAATTAATGGATTATTTTGTATAAATTCTGATAAAACACCAGTAAATCTTAATCTTACTTCTTTAGTAATATCACCATCTTCATATCCATAATAGTAATCATCAGATCTAATATCATCTGTTGGTTCTAAAGGAAAATCAATATTACTTACACCCAAAAATTGGTTTACTGTTTTACTTGTGTATTGAATCTTTTTATTTTCTCCACTTATTAAAGTTCCTGAAGTACTAAATCCAATTGTAGAATCTACAGTAATAATTGAAGAATTTGTAGGTACATTTCCAATTACTCTTGAATTTGGAATTATATCAAATGTGTTTGCAATTTCATCAGATCCACTATTATCAATAAATAATCCAAATTTATAATATGTTCCTATACCAGTTCTAACAAAAGGTTCAACTTCTGATATAGAAATGTTAATATCAGTATTATTAAGTTTGTTTTTAAAAATTGATTGCCCTTTTAATTTTGTAGGATTTCCTTGAATTGGTTCTGCAATAGCAATTCTTCTTCTAGTATAATTTGATGATGATGGTTTAATCAATCTCTCCTCAAGATTGATTATATCTGGTGTTTCATTGTAAAGAACATTAAATAATATCCTAAATGATTCGTCAGTTCCTTTTGTATCATATAAAGATTTTGCTTCTCTTATAAAATTACCAGCATTTAAGTCTGAAGTGAAAGTAGAATTTTCTAATCCTGGAGTAAATGTTTTTTTAGTTTTTTTATAAAATTCTTTAAGAAATAAAGAACTTAAATTTTGAATACTTGAATCTTTATCATGACTTGCAGCATCTGAAGTAGAAAATATTAATTCTTCATCATTTAAAGACTGGTGATAGCTAGTAATACCACTAAAACCACGTTCACATCCAGTAAATGTAGTGGATGTTTTTTCTGTATATGTAATAATTTCATTATCAATCTTCAATAATCCATAACTATTCGGAAATCCTTTTGTATCCGATACTGTTATTGTTGTATCTGTACTACTAATCTCTTCTGATAGTATTGTTGAATCAACTATTACATCTGGAGTTAAGTTATCTAATTTTAGATATTGATCCAAATTATCAGAAAGGTCAATAGGACCACCCTGATATTCTTGTGAAATATAATATTGTTTAAGAAAATCAGACGTAAGAGGACTCTCATCCAAAATATAATTTGGAAGTTGATTCGATATAATATCTTGAATCTTTACTCTACTTTCAAATCCTGTTTGTATCATACTACTCTCTTGTTATTTTCCCGTTAGAATAACTTGATGTATAGAAATCTTTGGTGAATTTAACCCCAGAAATCTCATCTCCAGATGCAATAACATCTCTTACCATATTTATTGTACTTTCTGAGATGCTAAATGAGACATATAAATCCTTCAATCCAACAACATCATTAGATTCTGGGAATGCCTGTATTTCTATAATATCATTTGGTTTAATTGTTGAAGTTATTTTAGTCGTAGTTAAAATAACTTCACCTTTAATATAATCAACTATACCTGCATTACCAACGATAACTCTAGATTCAGTATCATTAATTGGTTTTATAATTGCTAGTGCTCCAGTTTTACGATCTGCTTTAGGTACATCAGTCAAATATACTGTGGATTGTTCTCCAGGAATCTTAAATCCAGTTGATTTGAGATTAAATCCTTTAGGATCTACATGGAATTGATTACCAAAACACAATTCATACTGTGCAAATTGGTTAATAGCTACCTTTAAATCCCTTCTAATCCTTACTTTAGTGATATTGGACGTTATTGCTTGGTCAGTATCATCAATTGTTTGTAATACCTTACTGTATTTAAATCTACCACCAAATTTATTTAAATTAACAGACTTTGAATAGTTTGTTAATGTATTGACAACACTTGATTTTAATGTAGATGGATTAGATATAAAGGCATCATTGTAATAAACACTAGAATCAATCTCCACATATAGTATTTTAAGGTCTACAATAGACTGATTAATACCAGATACTGAATATTGCTTCAATTGTGATAGTATATTCGACTTAGAAAAATCTGAAACATAACTACCATTAGTTGGTTTAATGCTTATTCTTACCGTTCCAAACTCTGGTGGATCTAATTCTTCACCACCAACAACAGAAACAGACTCTGTATTTGGATATATCCTCTTAATAATAGCTTCATAGTCCCTAGCAGTCACTGCACGATTTTGTGCAGAGTAAAGTAGTGGTGAATAGTACTTAATTGAGTCAATACTCTCAATTGAAGACCCATTTTGCGAACCTTGCTTCTTAGTTATACTGATTTTTGTTATATTTTGTGATTGATTATTCTGATTATTAACTATTCCAGCATATGTGAAGATTTGTGCACCATTACCATCCTCTCCATCTGTAGTCATATAGTGAACAGTGATGTATTTACCATCAGAACCATCATAAGTTCCTAATTTTTTACCAAATATACCATCACCAAACCTCAATTCATACTTTTCATCCTGTATTTCACGTACAAAATAGATTTTAGAGTCAGAATTAATAGTAATAATATTGTTTACTGCCGAATATTCAAGTCCGAGTTCTGCTGGATCTGAACTAATATACACTCTTATCTTAGATGTATCAATATTTGGGTTGTCTAAGATAAATCTTTGGTCTAATGACCCATCATATTCAAATTTTTTCTTTAAAAATGTCCCCTGATAGATGTTTAATCCTTCAAATTTCGCAATTTTATCAACAACTGGTGTAGATATCTTATCCACAACAGAAAATAAGTAAGAAGTGTCAGATATATTTCCTGTACAGACTAATCCTGGTTGTAAAGTTAATGTTGCAGAGTTATCTGGTATTGTTATCTCTAAGTCCACCTGTGCCACCGCAGCAGTCCTAGAACGGGGTGTATACCCAATGTTGCTAGAAAGAGACACAACGTTCTCTCTAACCGTTGCAGAGTCCAAAAACGACTCATTGGCGATCAAATTAGAGTTAAATGCTGTGATATAGGTATTATATGCAAGTGTATCGATTAAAACAGAGAAATTAGACCCATCAAAGTCAAAATCAGTAAAGTTTGAGTTTGATCTAAGATAATCCTTAATGGATGCTTTTATTTGATCGAAATCTAAGTTTGAAAATTTAGTAAGAGACATGTGATTATCTTGTTGCTTCTAATATGAATGAATACTCCTGTGAAGGAAATTCTTGACCAATAATATCAAATCTAACTGTACACTCGAATGAATTATCATTAGGTTGTGGATTTACTTCAATATCTACATTATTTACTCTTGGTTCAAAATTACTAATGGATGTCTTAATTTGATCCTGTATAATAGATGCAGTACCAAAATCAACAAAGTCAAATAAACTTTTATATACGTCAGACCCAAAATCAGAATTAAAAAACTTCTCAGTAGGAATTGTTTCTACAATATTCCTTACCGATCTACGAATCGCACTCTCATTTTTTAATATGGGAAGATCTCCTGTCACTGGATGTGGCACAAAAGACAAACTAATGTCTTTAAATGATCTTGATATCCTTGTAATTGACATATACAAAGTTTTTTATTTATTTATATCTTTATTCCAAAACTATATTATATATTAACTAGGCATCACCAATAGCAAGAATTGCTGCTTTAAATGCTTCAAAGTCACCAGATGCATTTAAAGCATCCTTTAACTTAGAAAGTGGGATAAGATAACTTGGTGGTTGAGCAGCTCCACCTGCGTTATGTTGTGCTACTTTAAGGAAGTCTCCTTGGAAGTACATAGTATTATCAGATAAGAATAAGTGTCTTACCTTATACTCTGCATTACCTATATCATAAGCAGCATTAGCATATGGAATGATATGACCACCACTAGTAATCTTCCAACGATCAGTGCCTTCTGTCTCAAATTTAATTATACCATTATTACCTGTATCAATAGTTTCAACAGAAGTATTACCTTCTTCTATTTTATCTAAAGTAGTAGAACCACCACCCCCAATTCCTACACCACCTGGGGTGCTTCCATCAGAAATTCTAAGAGTGGTGGTTGTTGGATCATAAAATAAATCACCTTCATTTCCTACAAAGGTGCTTGCATTTTGTCCTCCCAATTTTTCTGGAAAGGGTCTATAGACAGAAGACATGGTAATAGTTTTTTATCTATTTATCTTCCTTGTCCTCTATATCTTTTGCGAGCCGAGTTACGGGACGTTGCCGAGTATTTCGAGTGTTTGCCCATTCCTTGTCGAGACTTCTTCGGTGTTGCCTCAATTGTATCAGCACCTGATAATCCTGTCTTTGCTTTTGCCATTAGTCCTCCGTGTTAATAACAGTTTTCAATTCATCCTCAGTGGGATGCCCAGTTTGGTAAAATTCAATTGCATAATCTTGCATACGGTCAAAGTATTCTCCCTCAGTAAGATTGGAGAATACTTCTTCACCGTTTCGAAATATACTATATGACTCTTGTTTTTTCATGTCCTACTCTTACACGAGGATCGCACCAGATTTCATATCCTGCTTCTTTAGCATCGAGACAGAAAGAAACGTCCTCTCCACACATATCCTGAACTTCTCCTGAATCGAATACCTGCATCTTAGGTGCAAACCATGGATAAGGCATTCCATCGTGCTCAAATACTCCATGCTTAATTAATAACCATCCGAAACCTGTATAGTCTACTGTGAATGGTTGCTTTCTCTTGGATATACTTTCGATAGTTTCGTGATTCATCACTCCACC